CTGGTAAGCCGCACGTGGCCCGACAACAGCGTGGTGACCTCGCTGCCCGCCTGCATCTGGAGATCCCAGAAGGCCGGTTGCTTGATGGCCGTGGACATGTCGGGCGTGATCACGACCTCGATCGAGGACGTGTCACCCGCCACCAACTCCACGTCGAAGGTTGTGTACGGCTTGTCGTCGTCGGGGTCGGACTTCACTTCACAGAGGAAGGTGGACGCCGAGATGTCCACGGGCGTGCCGTCGCTCTGGTTCACGGTGACCTTGAAGCGGCCCGAGTCGCCGCGGTACACGACGAGATCGATGCGGCCGGGGTTGGAGACGATGATGTTGCTCATGGGATGGCCGACCCGTTGAACTGGAAGGACATGCGGCCGAAGGGCGCGCTGACCACCGCCGTCGTGGGCGTGCCCGGCAGGTAGCCGCTGCTGGTGGCGATCGGCCCGTTGAAGAGCACGGTGGTGTCCACCATCCACTTCATGTAGACGGTGCCGGGCAGGCCCGGCCCGACATCGTGCACGCCCCAGGTGCCGGTGAGGCTGCCGTCGATCGGAGCGTTCAGCCGGAGGTACCAGTTGGCCGCACCACCGGTTGGCTGAGGGTCGCTGGCGCCGGGGGTTCCTGCTGTCCCATGACCCGAGGGCATGTCGATGAAGAACGACGTGAACGTCCAGGGACCGTTCACGACGATCCAGTTGCTCAGCAGAGGCGTGACACCGCCGCCCGCCGCTGGCGTGCTCCATTGCGTGTGGTAGTCGGTGGCGTCGATCTTCGACAGCACCTGGCCGGTGGTGCCGCCTACGGGGACGCCAGGCCCAGCCGGTCCGGTTGCGCCGGTCGCCCCGGTCGCGCCCTGCGTACCTTGCGCACCAGTAGCACCGGGAGGCCCCTGCGACCCGGTGGCCCCGGTAGCACCTGGGTCGCCCTTGGGGCCTTGCACACCTTGCGCACCAGTAGCGCCCGCTGGGCCTTGCGCTCCGGTGGCTCCGGTGGGTCCCGCTGGACCGGTCGGCCCCTGAGGCCCGGTGGGGCCTGGGGGACCGGCCTCGCCCGTGAAGATCACGCCGAAGAGGGCAGCGAACTGACCGGTGACCGCTGTCGGCCCCTGCGAGTCGAAGACCACGTTCTGGTACGTGACATATGTCCCAGAGTCGATGGGGGCCTCGGTGAGCTTGTACCGCGCCCAGCACGACGAGTCGGACTTCTTCTGGACGTAGACCTCCTGCCCGGCCTGAGCCAGCAGAAGCTGCGCCTTCACATCCGTGTTCGTGTTGTCGATCGTGGACACCCAGATGTGGGTGGTGGCCGCCGCCGTGGTCCCGTCCGAGCGGATCTGGCTGCTCGATGGCGGCGGGGCCGAGTTGGCGTTGTACGTGTACTGGAACAGCGTGTTGGAGGTCCCTGGAGCGCCCTGAGGCCCCGCAGGACCGGTTGCCCCTGCCGGACCCTGGGGTCCGGCCGCTCCCGTGCTCCCAGCGGGTCCTGGCGGCCCCTGAGAGCCGGGAATGCCGACCACCTGGACGGTGGCCTCGGGCTGGGACGCCGACACGACGATGGTGCTCATCCCACGGCCATCCGATCGACACCCCACAACTTGCGGATCTGCGCCCACGAGCCGCCCGTGGGGAGTACCTGACCGAGTTCCACGAAGCTGCTGAAGCCGTCCACGGAGCCGCGCTCGTGATAGAGCGCCGCTGCGTACATGACGGTCCCGAGCTTCACCGCTGAATCGGGAGCGGTGGCGGGATCATCGGTCAGGTACCCCGCTGCCTGGCGACGGCGGTATGCAACGTCATTGGCGGCGTCGGTGCACTGGACGAGCCAGTCGTCGTCCGGAGCCTCGGCGGTGGGGACGCCGAGGAACACGGCTACGTCGGCGGGCGTGGCCCAGATGGTGGTCACTTCTTGGCGCTACCCGAGGTGGTGGCGGCCTCGGCCGAGACCGGCGTCGCGCCCGTGATCTTGGTGAACGACTTGGGGTACTCGATGGCGAGGGCACCGAAGCCGTACACGCCCACGTCGAAGCCGAGCAGGCTCACATCGACCACCCGGATGTTGGCCGGTGCGGCCGGGTCCTCGTACCAGGTCGCCCCCAGGCGGGAACCGAGCAGCATGGTCTGGGCCGGAAGCTGCCGGTCCACGAACAGCGTGAGGCCGCCCGTGGGCGAGCCGGGCGGGTCGTCGCCGCTCGTCATGTCGGGGATGAAGCCGCCGAGGTCGATGGCCAGATCCCAGAAGGCCGGGCCGTTGAGTTCGGTCACGCCGATGAGCGTCACGGCGATGTCCCACGACACGGCCAGGAACAGCGGGCCGGACGGCGTGAGGGTCGGGTCGAGGCCGCCGAACAGCGACTGCACGAAGTTGATGAAGTGGTTGTTGGGCGACACGGGCGCTGTGACAACTGTCGCCGCGGCGAGCAGCGTGGTGCCCACGTAGCCGTTGGTCTGGCGGGCGTAGCTCTCAGCCGCCCCGGCCAGGTAGGCCTCCATAAACGATGGGTTGGACCGCTGGGCCAGTTGCACGCTGATGTCGTTGCCCCCGGCCCACGTCTGCACGTTGACCGATTGCAGGGCGATGTGCGCCGTGCCCGAGGTGATGGCCGTCTTCTCCGTGGCCTGCGCCCCCACGTCGGGAAGGTCGGTCCACGCCGGGTAGTCGATGGCCATGCCGTTGCCCGGCAGCGCCCGCTGGTTGATGGCGTTGATGAGCGGGCGGCCGTAGGTGATGAGGCCCTTGATCTCGGGGATGAAGGCCGGGACGTTCAGGCCCGGCGTGTCGGTCGAGATCACCAGGGCACCGAGGGCAGCACGCACCTCGGCCGCACTGGCCTGACCATGCAGGCTGGCGAGCACCTCGGCCGCCGCATGCAGGTCGCTGCGCCGCCGAGGCTGCGCAGTGACGATGGTGGGCTGCGCCGGGATCGTGGGCGGGGGATCGGAAGCCGCCACCACCGGGGTAGCGGGATCGGTGGTGACGTTCGACAAAGCGTCCTCCTTGGATGCGTGGACTTCAGCGACCTTCGCCTCAGCGAAGGCCCCGAACGGGAGGAGCGATAGCTCCCCCCATCGGGCTTCCTCCACCACGAGCACGTCGCCCTCGTGGTGGAACTTGATGGGGTCGGCACCGACCGACCATGAATCGAGCACGCCGTCAGCAGCGAGCACGAGCGCCTCGTCCCCGCCCCTGGTGGCGGAGATGCGCGCACGCACGTTGATGCCGGTGTCACTCGATTCACGGCTGGCGACGATGCCGACCGGCTTGGTGCGGTCGTGGTGGAGAAGCACCTTCGGCGCGGGGCCGTCGAGCGGCAAGCTGCCGGGAAGGAACTTCACCAGTTGCCCGCTGGACACACTGGCCACGACGTTGTAGGGGACCGCCATCCCGGTCATCGTGCGGCTGGGTGCATCACCCTCGGCCGCTTCGATCGCCACGCCCGCCAGCGTCAACTCGATACGGTTCATATCGTTCATGGCTCCGCTCCTGTGGGACTGGGCAGCGTCGAGGCGTCGTTGGTGTCGTTGGTGTTGAGGGCGATCTGGGCGTCGTTGGGAGCCGGTTGCCCGGTGCCGGGCAGCGTGCGGAGCCAGGCGTTGAGGTCGAAGCGCACGAACTGCTGGCCCGGTGTGACGTTCGGGCCTGAGAGCACCTGCTCCATGACGGCGATGAAGGGCAGGCACGAGAAGTCGATGAGGTCCTGGCGCAGCATCTCGGCGTTGTTGTAGGTGACGCTGCGGCCGGTGACCGGCGCTCCCACGAAGTAGGCGGGCACGTTCATGAGGCGGCTGAGTTCGAGGGCCTGGAAGCCCCGAGCTTCGAGCAACTGGAGCCGGGAGGGGTCCAGTTGGCTCTCGTGGTAGTCGGTGAACTGGTTGAGGGCGGCGATCACCGTCTTCTGGCGCATGGTGGCGAACTCGGCCGCCAGGTTGGACAGTTCCTCGCTGTCCATCGGCTCGCCCTCGGTCTGCTTCAGCCACCCGGCCGGGACCTCGGCCTTGGCGAAGCGGTTGGCCGCCTGCTCCAGTTCGAGCGTCGTCATCACGGCCATCCAGCCGTTGAGCATGAGGGCGTCGTTGGTGCCCAGGAACTCGATGACGTTGGCCGGGTCGAGCTTCGTCTGGTTGTAGTGGACGGAGCCGTCCTCGTTCACCTGCACGCCACTCGCTGGGAGACGCCGGAACGATGACGGGTAGCCAGTTGCATACCGGTTGGTCACGTACCAGTAGGCCCTGGCCTCCCACATCAAGTCATCGACGGTCCAGGCCACGATGTGGCTGCGGGTCTTGGTGGGGTCGGGCCGGAACATCCACTGGGCGGGCGGGGTCTGCTGCTCGACCGGCTGCCCGGTCGTCTCATCGAAGCTGACCTTCCAGAGTGTGAACGGTAGGGCGCAGATGGCCCCCACGATCAGGTTGCGGCACCGGGCGATGGTGGGGATCGTCATGGCCGACTGCCGCGACCACTGCATCCACGGCGGGGGAGCGAAGTCGAAGGGGGCCAGGCGGTTGATACCGAAGCCCCAGCCCGGCCCGGTGGGCGTCACCCCCGTAGGCGTGAGGCCCGACGACGTGGTGCCGTTGCCGTTGGAGGCCTGGATCTCGCCCGGCTTGGGCGTGTGCATGGCCTGGAGACGCTCGATGATGTTCACCGGCCGCTCCCTACGTCGATGCTGGGCCACGCCTTCTTCACCGCACGGCTCACGGTGGCGTAGGAGCCTGCGGTGTCATGGCGGGCCGAGTATGAAAGCGCGGCGAGAGCACGAGCCTTCGTGTCAATCGGATACTTGCCATGCTTGCCACCCACACGGCTGCCGGGCGGATACACGAACTTCGATGGGGCGATCCGCTTGCGCTGCCGCAGGAGCACCGTTACTCGTCCGGCGTCTCAGGCGGTTCGGTCGGCTCTGGCTCCGGTTCGACGGGCGTGCTCATGGCCCGGAGCATGTAGCTCCGGTCCTATGGGTGTGAAGGGGTGTTCTGGTTCTATCTGGCGTCGGAACGATCGATCCGACGGTTTGGTGGACGGAGAGTGAGAATCGGACATCGACGCCCTACCGAGCACCACCCACAGCGGCCTTGCGCTGCCACGTGGGCCTGGTGGCCAGGGCCACGGCCCAGACCATGCACCGGGCCAACTCGACGGGGCCGGGGGAGCGAGTCGTGGAGATCGGCTCGCCCCCTTCTGTTCGGCTCAGCACTGAACGGCCGACATGCTCCGACAGAGCGTGCTCGCCGCGGTGATGGACGCGACCGGCATTGATTGAACTTCTAACAAGTGGCGTCCATCTCGCCAACTCTCGGGTGCTCACGACCGTGCGGCGCTTCTCCAGGCCCGGAGGTAGATGCACATCGAGGGCGGGCGTACACGCCAGCATCAAAGTGTGATCTTGATGCATTGACATTGAAGTCCGTTGCCACAGCGCGGCTTCATCGGCCTCGATGAACTCGACACCGACCACCGCCGTGTCCTTCTGATCCTCCAGACGTGCGGCGCGCACGCCCACGAACCGCTTGCCGTCCAGTGAGGACTCGATGGCGAGCACGCCGCCCGAGAAGATGATCTGGCCGGGCGCACGACAGGACTCCCACACACCCGACTCCAACCACGAGCGGGCACTGGACACCCACATGTTCATCGAGGCTCGCTGGAAGGCCGTCCGGTTCGGCCCGGTGGCCTCAGCCTTGATGGCTTCC